TTAAAATAAAATGAGAGATACAAAAAAATATATAGATAATATTTTTGAGTTAGACCCTACAACCAGTATATGCTTGTACGAAATTAACTTAAAAGAAAAAGGTGAGTATTTATTTCATGCAGGTGAAAACGGATACAGGAAGCCTATAATATTTGACAATAAGGAGTATGAATTTTTTCCTATAGCTGTATCAGGTTTTGAAATGCACGGAAATACTAGATTGCCTAGGCCAAAAATGACATTTTCTAATCATGGAGGTGTTATATCATTGAGATTAAATTATTTTAATGACTTTTCAAACCATCGAGTAAAGCGCATCAAAACATTTGTTAAGTTTATTGATGATGTTAATTTCCCAAACAACGAAAATCCCTACGGAGAAGCAGACCCAGATGTTATGGTTCAGGAAGAAATTTTTTATGTAAACCAAAAAACTCAAGAAAATGATAGCATAGTAGAGTTTGAGCTTGTATCGCTACTTGAGTTAGAGAATGCATCAATTCCTAATAGAAAAGTTTTTTCTAACAATTGTTCCTGGAATTATAGAAGCTCCCTAGGTTGTGGTTATACTGGGAGGCCAATAGCTGATTTTAAAAACAAAAAAATAGTTAATAGTGGATACAGTGGGCCTAGGGTTGGAGCGGAGGCTTATTTTCCTGAAGAGGAAAAGCTGGGCGATGAGAACTGGGATATCGATTCTTTGCAATCTTGGGATCCAAATGCAATATATAACAAGGGTGATATAGTTAAGGTGATTTCATTTTCAAACGATTCAGTAAACTCCCCCCCAGGGTTATATATATGCAAAGAGGATGGTGTCGCATCATATCCGCCACGAGATAGGCATAGTTGGATCGTGGATGACTGCGATAAGACAATGTGTGGTTGTAAGCTTCGTTTCTCTGATGCAGCTGAGTCGTCGGGAGGGTGCCAAAGAAACAAGAAATCATGGAAGGAAACTTTAAATGGTTTGCCATTTGGTGGTTTTCCGGGTGTTGAACCTTATGATAGTAAATGAGCTTTGATAAGATAATTATAAACCATGCCGAATCACTGCCGCACCAGGAGGTTTGCGGATTGGTTGTTCTTGGTGAAGATAATAGGCCTTCTGTTATTTCCGTGCCCAACATTAGTGATAATATAGAACGAGATTTCAGCATACCGCATAAGTCATTTTTAAAATATAAATCACAAGATAGGTTGCTCGGAATATATCATAGTCATCACAAAGCCAGTGAGGAGCCTTCAGACTCAGATAGGAATCAATCTTATGAAATGGGGGTACCGTATTTGATCTACAGTTTGGTTAGCGAAAAATTTCACTTACATATCCCAACGACTTTTAAGCCGCGGAAACTATTAGGTAGGAGGTATATAAAAGGTTTTAATGACTGCGGCTCTTTAGTGATGGATTATTATAAATTAGAGTGCGGCATTAATGTTTACAACTCTGTGAAAAACCATTGGTGGGAAAAATCAGAAGGAGCTAATAAGAAACTATTGTCAGGGGTTAAGATGAATTGCACTAAGGTTAAAGTTTCAGAAATTAAAAAAAATGATTTAATTATATTTAGCGGTATACGTGGAGAAGGTGTGCATGTAGGAGTTTATGTGGGCAATGGGTTTTTCATGCATCAAGATATTAAGAAACTGTCTTGTAGAGAAATGATAACAGACCATTGGAGTAGCAGAATAAAAGCTGTGTACAGAATGCGGCAACTTGTGTAATTATAAGGATGAAGAATATTTTCTTACATGGCGAGCTTGCGTCTAAGTTTGGCGAACATATTAAGTTGGATGTAAGCTCTTGTGCGGAAGCAATAAGGGCTATCTTTGTAAACTACCCAGATCTTAAAAAATATATTGATAAAAAACAATCAGAGGGGGTTTATTATGCAGCGGGATATTCTCAGGATGACCCTATTGAGACTGAGGGTGAATTAAATTTCTCAACAAAAAAAGACATTCATATTTTTCCGGCTCCGGCAGGCTCAATGGCTAGTTTGGCAATGATGGGGGTGACATCTTTTATAGGCGCGGCAATAAATAGTAAGATAGCTAAGTCTTTCGAGGAAAAAGATGATGGGTCTCCATTAAAAGTTCAGAGTAAGTCGTACTTAATCGAGGGGCAATCTAATAGAAGTTTTCAAGGTGGAAATATACCATTAGGGTACGGGAGAATGAAACTAGGAAGTAGTGTTATTTCATCTGCCACACTAAACTATGACTGGGATAAGGAAAAAGGATCGATTATAAACCCCGGCGGGTTGTTTTCTTTGTATCCCCAATACAAATGGGGGGAAGAAGGATCTGAAGAATATATACAGTGGGAAAAGAATCCTATATTTATATCACAAGAAGATCAGGGCATAACTGCATTAACGGTAACAGATAATAGATCTGAAGAGTCATCTGAGAATGGATTTGGTTCATTTGATAGTATTTATGGAGCAATGCTAAAGAAAGATCAGGCAGAGGGACAGATAGTTAAAAATATAAGAAAGCAAGGTAATGCACTAGGGGGATATTTATATTACGAGTACAACTACTTCAAAGGTTTTGATAAAGAAACTTTGGCAAGAATGGGATCATATCCCGCTCCCGGGGGTCAGTGGTCTCCTGATAGTAAATTTAGTGATGAAATTGGTTATGGTGAGGCTCCGCATGTTTCTGAAAAAGATGTGAATTTATCTTCATGTGTTTGCCTGCAAAGCTTACCCAGGAAAGAGGGGGAAGGGGGCATAGACGAAAAAAAGTTTTACCCAGTCTTATTTAATGATGGAGCTAGTAGCGCTGACCAAAGATTCGTAAGGCTGGTTGGTAAAAGATACAAATCAGGGAACAAAGAGTCTGGGGTTGGCTGGGATTTACTAGAGTCGATATCTATTTATAAATCTATTGATTTGTTGTGCGAGGGTCCCGTGGAGGGTTTCTGTGATCAGTACGGAGGCTCCCATTTACCAATTAAAGAGAAAGGGAGTAATGGCGCAGATGCCTCTTTCACGGAAAACAGAAAATTTTTACAAGGTGTCTATTTAGATGATGTTCCCGTGATGGAAATCCCGAGGGGTGGTGGATCGCAAGGTATTTTTAATATTAATGAATTTGATATAGATGTCGCAACAGACAGTAAAGGGGGTATTGGAACTGACGAACAAGAGTTAATGCAGAATCAATATCTTTTTACTTCAAATACAAAACAACTAGGCGCTAAGCTTTATGGCGGAAGAAAAATGAACCCTAATGACTTTAGTTCAGGGGCAACCTATGGGTTTCAGCAAAAAACAATTAAGAATAAACATTTTATCGGGGGAACAATTTTTCAAGAGGGAACTGAAGAGGTTGATCAGCCATCAGATCAATACCAAGTGATCCCAAATTTTTCAACTGTAAAATGGGAAACATTTGATTCAAATGGTGAGTTATCTCGAGGGGGATATTATACCAGTAGATTTAACATTACTGCAGACCTTGGTGTCGGAACAGGTTTTTATAGGGCGCCTGAATATTATTACGATCCTAACTCTCAAGTAGAGGGTCAAGATTTAAATTTAATAAATTTCGAAAGCACTGAGATATACGATCAAGATCTCTGCGACGATCAACACCCGAATGAGTTTGACGGCTTGAGTTTATATTATGACCAGGTTAATCATAAGTTTTATACACCCTACAATGGAAGCTGGGATCCGGATAGGCAGGCCAGTATAAACGACTACAAGGTTTTTAGTGGGCAGCATGTAGATATTGAAAATGAAAGATACTATAACCTGGGAGACAAGGTTAGGGTTAAAGGGGAAGATGGATATCACTATGTTACCATGGGGCAGCATGCAGATAAGTTCCTGGGGATATTTAATCCAAATATAGATATATCATATTACGAAAATAAAGTTGGTTATTTGGTTTTTGGAGAAGGAGGTCAAGACTCGGGAGTTCCGGTGCAAGATGGTCGGTTGTTTCTTATTATAAAATCTGAACTATCAGACCATGAAAAAACAAGAGAAACTTATGGGAGTAAGCTTCCATTGATAGCGACAGAGCTTTCGTTCCCAAGGTTAAAAAAGCATTCAAAACCAACTGATAAACTTGGTCTCCACCCAATTGGTTACAAGCAAAAAATGTCCTGGACTAAGAGTGAGACCACACTGAATAATGAAAAGGGGCAGCTTTCAGGAACCGTTGCGAAATTAGACAGCAAGGATGAATATTATATATGGAATGGATCTAGTTGGTCTATTTACTTTGGGCCTGATACTAAAAACCTAAATTCATCGTCAGATGTTGTGTACAAAACCAGGAATGCTAGGGAATGTTTAGCGAGGTTATTAATAAACTCAAGCGATATAGAAAATGAGATAGGGGCCAGTGTGGGTAGCGAAATTGACAAACAGACTTTAACTATAAACTCATTAGATAATAGAGGGGCATTTAAATATTTAAGTGAAATATTTGGGAGATCTAATGATGATATAACACCTTCTGGAAACTTAAGTTTATGGGAGGAGGTTTATATTAATAGCCCGGAAGAAGTTTGGGTGCCACACTCAGAGGATGAATACTCGCGAACCAGGCAAGCGGACGGAGAATTTATACAGAATCTTTATTTGGGCAACGAGTCTTTAACGGAGGTTGCGGATACAAACAGAAATATACAGTCCTTTGAAGAAAGTTCTGAAAAATTTAAAGAGTTTATAGATAAAGAAATAGCTGGAGGTAACTACCCTCGAGTTATTATGCAAGGAGGTGTTGCGGAGATTGAAACAGATCGAAATAAAAAATTCAGGTTCCAAAATTTGATAAACGGTATGGAAGAGTACTTTTTCGAGTTAAGTGGGCAAATAAACGATCCGGGCTCTGGTGGCAATAGTGAAAATGCTATTTATACAAACTTAACCGATACTAGTAACTATTCTGCCGGCCAGCATGAGCCCTCACCCGGAAGTATGATTAAGATTTTGGATTTCATTAACTCCGACGAAAATATATTACAGGGTTTTACTATAGAGTTTACAACTGGAAATTTATCAGGGGAGTCAAGGGAAATATATTCCTGGTCTGCAAATGATGTTAATGGTGTGCCGGTGGGGTTAATCATCCCTTACAAAAATTTCAGTGACATACCTACTGTTGGTAGTGAGTTTAAAATATACAGAAACTGGAAAGACACGGGTGAAGTAACCAGCATTCGGGACTCAAAGATCAGGGAGGATATATTAAATATAACAAACACAAGGAACACCGATGCCAATGGAGACTTATTGCCTAATAATGGACTTGAAGTCTTACTCCAACCGAACACTAGGGTAATTGAAAGTTTCGGTCATCCGCAGCAACTAAATATGATAGGTGTTTGGATTGATTGGCGCCAGCTTGGTACTGATTTCAAATTAACTATAATTAACTCGTCCATAGAGGATGCTCAAAAATCTGCGAGTAATTACCTAAACATATCTAATTTTTTATTCAAAAGGCTTTTGTCAACTAATAGAAATGCTATTATTGCAGACCAAGAGGAGTACCCCGTGCGTCACAATATAATTAATCCTTTAGTGGATGAGTTGTATGTAACACTACAAATTAACCAGCTTTTTTACATATACCCTGGAGACGAAGTAAAAATTACATATAAAATTGGTCAATTAATGCTGCTCATAGGAAGTATTTTATTAGCTCAACAGATTGGAGCAGCCTTGCAAAGTTCGGGTATAACTATTGGAGGGGGCACTGTTGGTACTACTAAAAATTTCGGTTCTGTTGCTATGGCAGCTGTACTCGTTGCGATAGGTGCTGGAGTTTTATATTACATAGGTGATAAAAATAGCACATTTAGTATGGGGACGAGAATTGATAATTCCGGAGAGTTATGGCCTAACAAAGTGATGTTTAGGATTAAGTATGGAAATATAGGTGAAGAATTATACTCAACTGATGTGGCATTTTATTCTATAGTTAATAACCCATACAGAAAAGATATAAAAATATTCCTACCAGATAATCCTGGAAACAAGCAGAGGGTTATTAAAATATACAAATTAACAAGGGAACGTAATCCCGTAGTAGAGGGAGAACAAGCCAAGAGGTATGCGGCAGATGTTGAGGTAGCCTCTATAACGGAGGTAGTTAAAACTAGAACAAGTTACCCAAACTCTGTAGTTGTGGGCACTAGAGTAAATGCTAGAGATACTGGTGGTAAGGTGCCTACAAGAAATTATGACCTAAAATTAAAAAAAGTTTTAGTTCCAACTGGTTACGACCCTGAAATCAGGAGGTATCCAGATCTCTGGGACGGAACATTTAAACCCGAGAAGCAGTGGACAGATAATCCAGCTTGGTGTTTGATGGACATTATATCAAACAAATCTTATGGATTAGGAAAGTTTGGCATACAGTTAGAGAATGTAGACAAGTGGACTTTGTATAAAATGGCAAAATACTGTGATCAGTTTGTGCCGACCGGATATTCACCTAAATATAATAAGAGTTTTTTTAATGTAAAAAAGAATCAGGAATCAATTTTATTAATTAATAAATTAAATCTAACCAATGTAGAAATATTTGAAATGTTTGGATATTCTGGGGCAGGTTTAGCTATTTTTTACGAAGACTCCACTTACGAGCGAGCGATCATCGAAAGAATTAGTTATGATGCCCCAGGAAACCCAGGTTATTTTGCAGTATATATAACTGAACCACTGCAAGGAAGCCTTAAATCTGGGTATTGTGCTACAGAAATAGACTACCCTCTGGTTGAGCCTAGATACACCATGAATGCATTAATTATGGAAAGTCAAAGTGCTTACAAGATGATTAATGAAATGCTAGCGGTGTTTAGATCTTTCATGTATTGGTCTGAGGGTAAAATTCAGTTTTTTCAAGATGAGCATAAAGATTCTGTAATGTTCTTTAATAATGCCAGCATATCTGAGGAGGGCTTTTCTTATTCAAACCTGCCAAAGACAGCTAGAACAAATAAAGTTAAAATTAGGTACACTGATAAATATGAATCATTTAAGCCTAAAATAGAAGTCAGTGAAGACAAAGAAGCAATTAATCAAAACAACATAATAGAATCATCCGTAGAGGGATTTGGTATAACCTCCCAGTCGCAAGCAAAAAGAGCTGCTGAATTTTTAATTAAATCCGCCAATTTAGAAACAGAGGTAGTTTCATTTAAAACAAATATAGTTGGTTCATACCTAAGGCCTGGTGACATAATAGATGTACTTGATAATAAACGAACTATAGGGAGGTTTGCAGGAAAGATTAAAAACACAATTATAGATCAGCAGGCAAGATATATGCATATATATTTAGATTACCCAATTAATTCAATAATAGAGTCTTGGGATAAAAGCACATGGAAGTCAATAGAAATTTTTGATCTAAGCGAGTTTGAAACCATACAGTCTCTAGATAATAACAAGGAACAGGTAGACCCTGACACCGGAGAGAATAATATAGATAACTTAAGAAAGAAACAAACCAGAGAACTTCAGGTTGTAGAGATATCAAAAAATAGAGAAAGATTAACTATTATAGATGAATCTTTTCAGTATATAGAGGGTGAGTTTACTTTCGAGGAAGCTGTTCATGACGCCAAAGAAAGAGGCGGGCAGCTTGCATCGATAGGTTCGGATCAAGACCAGTATCTTCTATACTTAAATATGCCAAAGGGAAAAGGCAATGCATGGATTGGCGGAATGTATAAGAATGGACGTTTTGAGTGGCTAAACCCAAAGAACTACACAGCAGAAATAACTTACGATGGATGGATTCCAAGAAAGCAAGATGAAGAATTTGGTGACTTGCCGTTTTCAGCTGACCCCGCAGAAAACTACGAAAATTATGGATATTATTTATCTGCCGCACCATCAGACGACCCGAATGCACATGGTAAATGGATGTCTGTCAGGGGGGACCTGAAACAGGGTTATATATTGGAGAAAAAAGTAAACCTAGATGATCAAAGTATTTTTAATTACAAAGATGCTAAAAACAAGTCTTTCATAATTAAGGACACAGTTAACATGGCTAACCCAAGGCAATACATGGTCGAATCGATCAAGGAAGAAAACAAGGGTGCTTATTCCATACAAGCTAAGGAGTATAATTTTGATAAATTTGATAGCATTGAGAAAGATTTACAGATGAGAGATCCTATTACCCCTGTAATTTACAACAATCAATACATTGAGAATCACAGAACTGGGGCCATGGTTGACTTAGAGGTAATAGAAGAAGTCGGAGGATTGGTGTCTTTCGTTTTGCATGGGAAATGGAGGACTGAAATGGAGCCATCTCATTTTCAGCTAGAGTATATTCAGGATGGGCAAACTATAGCAACTTTTGAGGTAACAAGAGGAGATAAAGATAGCGAAGGGTACTACAACCATTCATTTAGGAGCGCAAAAATAAAAGAGAAAGGAGTTCACTCAATCAGGGTGTTGATGAGTTATTGATTACCAATTACTCCTATTAGTATTCTTGCATCTTTATCTGATATGTCGGACCAATCATTCCAGTTGGTGACATTTTTGTTTTGGTAAACTCCATCAACCTTGGCCTTCCACCACTCTCTAATATGGTTCTTGAAATCAGAGAAATCAGAACAACCCAGGGATGATTTAGCTTTCTTCATTAAGGTGGTAGATGGGCTAAATGGGTTTGAGTTTTTTGTAGAGACAGAAGTTGATGTTGTTTGTTGGGGACTAGATTTGTCTATTTCGTCGTCTCCAACAATATGAACATTAAGGAAGTTTCTTACACAGCGAACAAAAGCTCTATTACAAGCTATTGTTTCAAGAAATTTTGTTGCAAAGCTGCTCGTGTTATCTAGTGTGGCATTTGCTGAATCCTGGAAAAGTATTCCGTCTCCGCATGTTTCATAATTACCAATAAAATCCATTGAACAAGTAACCGCAACATGATCTTGTTCGCATTTTATTATGTCGTAGGTTACACCCCTGAAGCCTCTAAGTTTGGCTAATTCTTTAATGCCCGCAAGTTTAATCAATAATTGATGGTCAGCTAGGCCTTCTATTGTTCTGGGAGTGTCTTTACCTCTTGATTGAAACCAGGACCTATTGGGGAATAAATGCTCTTCTTTAATCATGGCCCTCCAGTTTATAGAGCCATCTTCATTGAACTCGTACAATATGTTTTCCAGTAGGCCATTTTCATCCCTTTTGTAAAGTTCGGGGCCCTTGCTATTGGATGTTTTGATTTTTGATTTCTCTGCTTTTTCTTGGATTTTAGTTTTGCCTGTCATAATTATAAATATTCATGTGTTCTAACTCTTCCCAAAAATCTGGTGAGTCTATAATACTGCTATGTTCTTGTTGTTCGTTTGCATGAAGCCAATGAGCCTTACTTTTAAACTCTCTGTTTTTTGAGAAAAGCTGTTTATTTGTTTCATATTTGGTATTATCGCACAATCTATCTATAAAGTCAAGATCTTTTTTATCTGTAATGGAATATTCTTCTACTGTCCAATTAAAGAAATCTAGTCTTACATCGGATATTAGGTCATTATCTTTGCATATTAAATTAAATTTTATATTAAGCTGTTGTAGTTGTTGTACATAGTATGGGGTTATTGATTCATCCCCGCAGAATATCGTCATTCCAGCTATGTTGTCTATGTGTTTTCTTATTAAATTAATATCTATTGCTTTATTGATCATTAAATTACAATTAAACTGGAGCCAGTATTCAATATGCTCTTTATCTAGATAATGATCGGCCCTAAGATTTACTAATCTATGAGGGGTGTAGTCACCTGTTGGTATGAAGTCTGGTATGATTTCGAGTATTTTGTTTTTAAAATATTTGCCAATGTGTAAGGTTTCGTATTTTGATAAGTCGTGATCCTTGCCTAGGAAATCTAGTGATGCGGTTGATATTTTTTCCGGATGTATGAGCCTCGAGAGTTCTAGTGGGTCAATATTAGAGTATGATGGCTTGTGCTCTGTGTCTGGGGTAACACATGCAATATTACTAGAGAATATGGGTTTATTGTGAGATGGTAATAAAGAACTAAACATACATACAGTTGGTATATTATAGTAAGATGATACATGACTAGATAATATATTGCTACAGATATGTAATTTTGATTTAGATATGATATATGCTATTTGTCTATATGAGCATTCATCCATTAGGCATGTGTCGGCATAAGGGGCCTTTATTCTTCTGTTACTAGTAATGTCGACTATTTTTAACTCTGGGTAAAATGATTTAATCTGTTTAAGGAATATTTCAGTATGAGGGTATGTGTCAGATTGGTTAACGATGTCAAGATCAATCGTTATATATTCTTCATGTGCTAACGGATAGAAATGATCAACTAATACTGGTTTGCCCGGCAATACACCAAGGCATTTACTGTACTCTTCAATAATGTGGCTCATAGAATATTAAAAACGTTTTTATCTGAACCATTATGAAAATAGTTCACTATCTTCTGGGTAATATCTGTTGGGTATAGGGCTACTTTAAAGTATCCCTCGTGGTCACTGTGTCCTTCTAGTAATAAAGAGTCTTCCATCTTCTCATTGTATGGTAAGACTTTGTAGCAGTTGGGGTTATCTTCTATTAGTGGATAGTATGTAGGCATTGTGGATACATATATGTCGTCTCCGGGGTAAAGCGCTTGAAGGTTTTCTAGAAAACAGTTGATGAGGAAGACATCCTCATCGCCTTCTTTGATTATAATAATAACCCTTTTATTCGGATCATCTCCATCGAGGTAATCCTCTATGGATTTTTGATTAATATCTGTATTTTCTTTTTGAGCAACTTTCCTGAAAAATTTTAAGACAGATTCTCTTGTTTGACCTTTTTGTAATTTATTTAACCAATATTTTAATCCATCGTCATCCTTTGATGTTTCTACTTTTAGTATATTAGTATATAGGTCCACAAGCCAGTCATCGTCGTTTTCTATTTCTGGTGGTGTATAGTTTGGGTCTCTTTCTTCTTCGGCAAAATCAAAATCCCATTTAACTTTTTTAGTTTTATCTAATATCTTTTCTAATTTAGGGCCGATAACATCTATAGAATAATTATTAAGGACATATTTTCTAGCCTTTAGACCTATCTCTAATCTTAGTTCTGGGCTCATTTTATAAACATTTGATAGCTGTTCATATATGCTGCCTGGGTTAGTGCTGGCTTTAATGAACTGGGTCCCCGGCTCTCTGTATTCAGACCAATCAAGTGGCATGCCTCCACTCTCTTCAGTACAACAGTCTTCGCCGCAGGAATAGTTGGTGACTAAGGTGATAAGCTCTGTTAATTTTGCCTCTTGGACGGGTAGCTCTTGACCTCCCGAGGTAAATGGGTGGCAATATACGTCCATGAGGTTGTATACTTCATTCAGTTGAGATTCACTAACACCGCTCTGTACGGAGGTAGTGCTAAACGAAGACTCACTCCCGCAATATGGGCAGTCTTGTTTTTCTCCAAAGAATTGACAAACATGATAATTGCCGCATTCGGAGCAGTGGTAAGTTGTCAGGATGTCAGATGTGGATATGTTTTTTTCTTTTAGTAATCTAGGTATATCCCAGCCCTCTGACCAGGAAGTGTGGAGCAAGAGTTTGGCTCCCGACTCTGGGTGTTGAGATTTAAAGATCTTGAATCCCTCTAATAGGTTAGGAACACTCTTTCTAAGCTGATTTCTAAACACGAAGCCAATAATGAAATCTTCATTATTGATCTTAAACCTAGACTGCAGTTCTGATTTGTATTCACCAGCTAATTTGAAAAAATTTTCAGTATCGATAGCTCCGTGGAGCGTGCGAACATGATTATGTCCAAGCTTAGACATCTCTCTTGAGGCAAACGAGGCCCACACTAAGTAGTTTTTTATTTTTGGGGCTGCATCAATAGCCATTGGTATGATTGGCTCGGAGTCAAGTGTTGTCCAAATGATGGAGTTTATCTTGCTCCACCATTTTTTATCCCAAAAGTCACGAAAACCCCATATGTCTTCCGCTCCTATGTATATGTCTGGTTTTTCCTCCTTAATGATTTCATCTATCATTTCAGATCCGTATTGCGCCGCCCTATATAAATTCGGGTCTTCCTTGATAGTTTTAATCCTGCTAGGGTCGTTGGGCATCGAGCCTATACACCTCCATGGCATTTTTTTGAGCTTTTGCACATTTTTGGAGTAACCATTTGCTAGCTCAACTATATCATATTTATTGGTCTGATATAGATAGCTCAGTACATTTTTAGCATTCTTACCGAAGCCTGTGTAGGCCTTGCTGTAGTTGCTATGAAAAAGTATTTTTAATTTTTTCTTTTTGCTCATATTGGGCATTCAGAGTTGCTTCCTGATGACTTTGTGTAGTCACTTAGTCTTGCCGTATTTCTTTGTTGGTATAGAGAGGTTAAGATACTTTTAATATACTCCTTAACACAAAAACACTCTCCAGGCTCAAGGGGTATCTTGAATGTGTTATTGCCATTTTTAGTAATCGATATACCAAAACAAGGAGAGATGTATTGGTGGTCTTCATATTTTTTTGTGCTAGGATTAAACTTACTACTTTTAGTTGGTTTATCCCATGGAGTAAACTTTATGGTGGTTTTGTTGTCTTCAAAATTATGAAAAGTACTGTATTCGTTTCTTCTTTCTATGGCATCGATGATTGCACCACATTCAAACTCATTAAACTTAAGGTTTAAGTTCTTGTCGGGATTGTCTTTGTTTGCAGTGAAGGAGCCAAGTCTCTTTTTTTCGTCCCATGAGTGTTGCGCTATGGCTGAGACATAAAGAACGGGTTCTTGGCTTTTCCTGTCAATGCCTATTGAAAAATTAAATGCAAATCCGTTGTTGGATTTATTTGGTTTGTATATTTGTATGCTCATTTTAGTCGAAGTCTATTTTAATGTTTTTGTTTTCGAAAGTTTTTGATTTCTTGTCATTATGTATTGCTCCGTTGCGCTCTTTGGAGTAATTTTCATAATACTTTTCTTTAACCGGATCAAGTCCTCCGGCTTCTTTGGCTCTTTGCGCTGAAAGTTCTTGGCTTAAGTTCATCATGTCCCCAAGCGTGCCTTTCTTGTTTCCTGTTTTATTTACAAAGTCCGCATTATTCCATGGGTCTACCTTGGCTTCCGTGGATAACTGCGAGCCAAGGAAAATTCTATTCCATTCAAGTCCGTCATTGTCGATGTATTTTTTTTCATCATTCATTCCGAAGAAAACTTCTGTGGTTTCTTCTGTTTCAGGGTGTTGGAAAACGTATATTGGCATGGCTTTATCTTTTTATATTTGTAAAGAGCTTTTCGCATAAGGATTTCATTTGTGATGCAACCATCTTGTAGTTTTTGGATAAATTACTTATGGGGCAGACTTGTCGTATAGATGTTTGGCTGAGATGGGTATCTGCTATTAATCCATCCTCATAATGGTCATACTCTAATTTTACTTTGGAGTCAGATTTAAACTTTATGGCATACATTGGGTCGCCCCTTTTAAAGGATATATTAGTTTCTTTATCTAGTGGGGTTTCAATAGCAAAGTCAATGGGCCTGACCCATTTACCTATATCGAACTCCCCCTCTATGGTTGAATATTTACCCATATTGGGATAGTGAGAGTACAGTGTACTGGGGTGAAATTGCTGAAGAACTAAAGATTGATTGGATACAAAAAAGTATTGTACTCTAAATGAAAATAGTCTAGCCGAAGAAATGTCTGAATGTCTATTTTGAATTAACAGGCTGGCTACATCTTGATCCATATCTGTTGATATTTCTCCTGTTTTAGATATGTTTATATTGACGTCAAATGGGCATAGGACTAAATAGCAATTTTTATATCTAGATAATAGGCTGGGACACCTAAGATAATGACAATCGTCGCCTTTTAGTTTTTTAAGCTCGTCAAACATTGACACTGGTTCGATCCATAAAGCTTCGCAAAATGTAATTGGGTTTCTGAATGCAGGACAACATTTAACTATTAATTTATTTTTGTTCATTTTATTGATCAAGTTTACTGGAGGAAAGCTGTATGAGGTCAAGGAGCGAATCAAAGAACCAACATACAGCTGAAGATGCGAATGGCATTGATGCTGCCATGATAAGGTCTAATCCATTAAATTTATAATTTGCTAAACCAACTAATAGTCCGCACCAAAAACCTAGACAAAGAGAGCAATGGAAGAGTTCTTTAAACTTAGGGTGGATTGATATAATAAGGTTCCTGGGTAGGCTCAAGATAGAGCCGTACCTAAGGATCCAAACTAACCCGAGACAGCTTATCAGATTAAATGTCATTAATTCTTTCTAGGGCTTCCTTAATCGCAAAGAGCTGGTCTCTTTCGAGTTTAACAGACCCTCCGAAGTCATCAGTAATAATAAAATTATCGGAGCCTTTGGATTCTTCGTCTTTCTGAATCGCTGGACACCTGCCTTTTCCGCAGCAAAGTAGTATTTGTTTTCCTTCGAGCCTAGTATTCATTTTTAATTACCTCCATTATTTGTTTTGTTGTTTGAGAGTATGTGAACTGGTCTTTAAGTTTTTGGCCCTCGGTGTTAATTGAAGGTAGCTTATTTAAAGCCAGGTCTATAGATTTGTTGAAGGTCGATTGATTGAAGCCGTAAATCGATCCTTGGTTATATGAGCCTCCTTTTTGAAAAAATACACCGTCGTAGCACTCCTCTTCAAAGTCTGGTTCAACTAAAATCGAGTTGTTGCTAGTTGCCCAATCTTTGTGAGATGTAGAATTTAAAACAACACTCCATTTACCTAGGCAGGTTGAGTTAAAAGCAGGTAGATTCCATCCTTCAGCTCCACTAAGTCCACTGAGATCTATATCTATAGAATTCATAAATTCATTAACTTCGGAGTTGTTTGATAACCGCGGGAGTATGTTGATGTTACTGTACCTTTCTCCTGATAGTGCATCTAGGATTAGTTTGTAATTATCCTCCTCCTCAAGAAAGGTGTTATTAATGCAGCAAGAAAGTTGATACTCTGGGTTGTTTCCAAATTTTTCAGCCCAATATTTTAATATCCTAGCCGTGTGCTTTCTTTTTTCAAATTTACCCATGAGCCCGAAGTGGATTTTATTCTTTAGGTACTCTTTGTCGGTTTGATAAAAGTCCTTGTCAAAGCCTATTGGGATATAGTGAGACCTGTCGCAGGATTTTTTAAACTTATCTAAAGAGTACTGGCTGCTAAAGATAGTTGCTGACTGTAGATTGCATATTGTAATCTCTTTCTCCGTAGGCTCTGAGAGTTCATAGAATGTATATAGGAAACTTCTAGGTGTCATTGCCATTTCAGAGCCGTTGATGTGCCACATCCTTAAATGTGGTATGTCCCTATTTAAGCCTTTGTATCGGTTTTGATAGCAAGCATCAATCCATGATTTAAATTCGTTGTCAACTTTATCAAAAGCAGAAAAGTCAAGATCTTTACCTACTGGAAAAAAGTGAACCTTTGTGTCGGATTCATAGAATGACCTCAAGAAATTGTAAGATACATTCCCGAAGCTGAGAGAGTTGATTGGTCCAGTGAAGATTATTTCATCCATATTTAGAAAGGCATATTAGGTTCATCTACTATATGAGGGATATTAGCCGGAATATAATCTTTTTCAACCTTTTTTTCTGGTTGTGCTTGATTTTCATCTCGTTTTCCGTTTGGTAGGAACCTAACTAAGTCTGCTGATACGAAGAAGTTTGTCCTTTGAGTTCCTGATTTATCCTGCCATTTGCTTGTTTTTATTTTACCTTCTATGTATGAGCAAAAGCCTTTCTTTAAGAACTTGTTGCAGTTTTCTGCGACATTATTCCAACACTCAACATTTAAAAATAGCACATCAGTTTTGGTGTTATTGATTGCTATAGAAAATGAGCATTTCTTTTTATCTCCGAATTCTTGGATTTTTGGATCATCACAAAGATGACCTATACCTATGAACTTATTAA